TTCGGAGTATTATAACTAGAGCCTGGATTAATTCCTACCTTTTCAATTTGAGTATAAGTAATGAAAACATCTTTATCATTCTTATGGGGTTCTAATGCCCTGATTGCAGAAATTCTTGGATTCTTCTTTTCTCCGCCCCGTCTGCGTTCTGCTAAATATGATTTAAATGTTTTCATTTCTTTAGACTCTTTATTTTGATTATTGAACCTGTACTACCATCTGGGTTTTTGTAATGTAGAACTACTTCCAACTCAAATGTCTCCCCCCTCTTATCTTCCTTGCCCACGATACCTCTTCCAGTTTCGTTTCTTGTGTTTGTTCAAGGGTCTTGACTTCCTTGCCAAACCTATTGAAGTCCTCTTTGGACTTGGTATTTTTCGTAATACTGTTTCTAATTTTTTAGCCATTATATTGCTCCTCTACATTTTGAACTAGCTTGACATAAAAGTTCTTTAAATCCATCTAAAGTAAAAATCATTTCTCCTACTATAATATCCCATAATCCATTGAAAATGTCAAGTAATAAATTTCCAAGTGGACCCTGTAATAAGAATACTGTAATAGCTGCAGACATTCCCACCAAAAAACTATTGTAAGACCATTTTAAAAATTTATATTTACTAAGTGCAAGAACCTTTCCTTGCCCATATATGTCACCCGCAAGAGCATCATATATCTTATCGTCTGTCATTAAAGTTTCTGCATAATCTTTTTTATATTCTTCAATCGGAATGTGTGAAAAGTGACCGAAAAATAAAGGGTTGAACCAAGGAGAATTTCGGTCTATTTCATCTGACCCCCCGACTTTTGGATACCCTGTCTTTGGTATAATTGCAAATATAGCAAAAAGTAATGTAAAGAAACAGCCACATGCAAATGTGAGTAATGGCCATCTCATTACTTGATTATCTAAATTTGCAATAGTAACTGAAAAAACGATAGAAGAAACTGTTATCATGATATTGGCTTTGGCATCTGCCATCAAACCCAACCGCATCTGATTACCATGATTGATTCTGAGTATATTGTCTACTGCGGTTCTATCTTCGGGAACTTTACTGAATATGTCTTCGTTCCCTAACTCTCCGCCTTCGTGTTCGTTTGACATTATGGTAATCCATTTAATTTCTCTTCACATATAAAGTTAAGTGTCCCTCCCGAACAATTCTTCCATGTTACTTTTTTATTACAGACTCCATGAACATATTTACAAGGAAAATGAGTTCTTTCATAATGTTTTCGGTCAAAGTAATCCTTAATAGCTAAGACTTGTATATAAGCCACCAATAAGAATATGTTGAGTCCTGCGAACCATTTTATCATTTTACCTTAGAGGTGGTGCATACAACAATCCCCCATCCGTGTAAAGTTTGTTTAATCCTCTGTCTAATCCGAGTTTTGTTTTTGGGCCTAAATTTCTCTCATAGATTTCTGCATAATTACCTACTTCTCTAATTATATCAGATGCCCATGTAGATCTCAACCCTAATTTTGCTCCAAGATGAGGAGCTTCACTCCCATCTTTTTCCCCCATAAATCTCTGAATTGCTGGATTCTTATGTTCGATAAAGTCATCTATATTATCAGACCTTATACCCAACTCTTCAGCAATGAACAGAACGTAAACTGTCCATCTTACTATATCAGACCACCTCTGGTCGCCATACTTGACAACTGGGCCAAGAGGTTCTTTTGATATAACCTCTGGTAAAATTATGTGCCACTCAGCATCTTTGAATGTTGTACGATTAGAGGCCAGTCCTGACCTATCTGTGCCGTACATATCACATTTACCATTTAAGTACCAATCTTTAGACTTTTCTCCTATTGGAACAACTACAGGGATGTAATTGATTTCATGTAATTGAAAAAAATCTTGGATGTTCTTTCTTGAAGTGCCTGTAGAACTCATACATATTTTGGCACCTTCCATCTGTTTGGCTGAAGAAACTCCCAAGGTTTTCTTTGTTATGAAACCCTGTCCATCATAATATGTTGTTGGTAAAAACTCTAATTTCTTTGCAACATTTCTTGAAAACGTATATGTTGTAGCTGCTGATAAGACATCAATAGTACCATCTATCAAATATGAAAATCGAGTCTTACCATCTACCACCTGAAATTCCACCATTGTCATATCACCGAACACGGCAGCTGCCACTGCTCTACATATATCTACATCAAAACCACTCCATTCCAACCCTGTTTCCTCATCCCACCCCTTTTCAGAAAATCCTGCAAAATCCATTTTAGTGCCACAATTGACTGCACCATTTTCTAAAACTCTTTCTAGTGTACTTCCGTATGTTGGATTATATTCTGGACTTTCTTCGTTTGTGACCTTTATAATTTTCTTGATTTGTTCTTCTTTATCATTATGTTCTCTTCCCAATGACGAATCGACACTCATCATCCAGAAGGCCCATACCAAAGCAATAATCAATTTTCCTACTGGAATGAACATTTTATTTTAGAGTCCTATAAACTTCCATTAGTTCGTTATCTGGTACTGGTGTAAGATTAGTCCAATACCTCTGGTGACCTACTCTCATGAATGCCTTAATATCACTAAAACTAGGATATTTGGACTGTAGATTATGTAATAGATGGTCTGGCGTCAGATGACAAGTTGCACATGCATTGTCTTTTGAAAATACTCTTGTACCCATCTTAAATCTCTCACTCTGAACCAAAACGGAACTCAAATCTTTCTCCATCCACTCCATCTTTGTATTAATATCTGGAAGAAGGAAAAATATAAGATACGCTAAAAGTCCGATAATGATGTATATCCAAATTCTGCTTGCAGCAACTAGGTCTTTGGTTTCAATCTCAATCTGTTTTACTGGTTCTAATACTTTTTGTTCTTCTGATTTTAGTTTTTGTTCAGCCATAATCTACCTCACTTCTTTTTACCAACTTCGTTTAACTTTTTGGTTATTTGTTGTTGGAACCATTTCAAGACTATCGGAATACTAACATTAGAAGTGAGTCCAAATAGAAAACCTACTGGATACCGATAACTTACATACGGCGACAACTGTGGAATGTTTGTGAATACTATGGAAATCAACAAATATCCTGTAAGAGACATGCCCATGTTGATTACTAAATCTAGTCCTATCAACCACCTATGTCCTTCATATTTTTCTTTGTTGTCCATCCTATAATTGAATAGAAAAAGCCAAAATGATGCAAACAGTATCACCGCCATCATTATCAGCTCATCCATTGCGAATAATTCAATCATCTAACACCTCTTTCTATCATGGAAAACCTATCTTTTTTAGGTCATTTATTGTTGATGCGGCATCGGTGTGTAAAATCCCTATTCCACCTGCAGCTTCCCATTCTCTTATGTTATCCGCATGGTCATCTATTAAAATATTTGGTCTTTTGTCTCTACCATCTTTGGCAAATTTCTTTTTATCAGCTCTCTTGACCACTCGCATATCTCTTGTACTGATACCAAAGTTTTTCTTCATCCACCTAATCTTGTCTTGTGGAGCTCTCTTTGCAATAAGACCTCTTGATTCTCTTGGTGCTGCAGTTAACATGATTGGTTGAAATTGTTTTATGTATCCCCAAAGAACATCTGCATCTGGCATTTTGTCGAGTTGTGCAAAAGTATCTTTTGGTATATCTTCCCAATATCTGTCCCTAAATTTTGTCCCTAATATCTTACTTGTGAATGTGAGAAAGTCAGCAACCACTCCATCCATATCACAATAGATTTGCGGATTATCAAATTCTATGATATGTTGTTTGAAACTTTTCATCTTCCTGACTCTTTCGTTGCAATTTTTCTGGTGTACGTTTCCATGTCTAATGAATCTGTTTTTTCTACTGGAAATCCATCAGATTTTACCTTTTCTATGAATTTTTCCATTTTACTCTGAATTTCACTATCGTCATAACCTTCTTCTTTAGGGTCTTTACCTACTAATCTAGCAAGTTCTGCTGAATTTTGAGTATATGTGTCACCCCAAGTCCTACTGTATGGTATTATAAAAACTTTCTTTATCTTGAATTCGTTCGCGATAACCTCATCCCAAGCCTCTCGCGTTCTTCTTGATTTCAAATAATCGGTCATTATCTCTGTAAAATCTTTTAGATTCTGTTTATAGATTTTTTCAATACCATCCATGTAATCTTTGATAATCAAACTCAAAGTTTTCTTGTCATTTCTGGTACTCTGTCCAAGATTCATCCAATGAATGAAATATCTTCTCTTGTCAAATCTTGGAATACTGGATACATGCATTACTTTTTTCCAGTATTTGTTCAATAGATTCCCCACCAAATCTTCTATACCTTTTGAGTACTTACTTAAATCACCATCTTTCCAAAATTGTAATTGTACGAATCTTCTACCAGTTTTATCTGGGGCACTCATCACATCTTGAGTAAATGCACCAAGAACATTTGCATCCAGTTCCAATATTACTCCACCTGTAGTTCCTACACCCTTTTCCATATAGTCACCACTCATATCAAAAAATGTAGAAATTGACTTCTTCTTATTTTGTAACTTTTTTATTTTTTCGTATCCCTCATCATTCGTTACATGGAATGTGGTGGCTCTGAGTTGTTTAGGCCATATTCTCTTTGTTATAGAAGAAGACAAGGGCATCCAAAATGCTTCAAATCCTACAGATGCAGCTGAAGCAACATCAAATAATAAAGTGGATGCACTCTGTTGCCATCTTATATCTTCTGCAAGAATATTTTTAGCTAAATCTTCAGCCTCAGAAATAATTCTAAACTTGAGAAGCGGTCTTCCATTAATAGTAATATCCCCCTTCTCATTTTTACCTATATCTTTGACTTTAATCTTCTTATTCTTGAATTTACCACCCAAGACAGTATCACCCACTTTAATAGGGATTTTAATATCTTCTGAATATTCCTTAAAATTTTTCATCAATCAAACTTTATTTCGTAGTTATAGGCGATTACACCTTTAGTTGGTCCTGGCATCTTTCTCAAATACACATGAATTGTTGAACTACCAGTATGATGTGGCATAGTAAATGCTGGTTTACTTTTCCTCATTCGATAGTCATCTGTGGCATTGACAGCAATTCTTGCCTTTTTTCTTCTTTTTATTTCATCAGCTACATACTGATCTGTTCTGTCATCGTATTCTTTAAATGTAATCATGTCTTTGTCATCCAACTAATGATTGATGCTGCTAATGCTCCAATAGCACCAGCAACGAGAGAAGTCATACCCATAAGGCGTGATTTCCATTGTTCGACTTGACGAACTCTCTCTTCTAATTTATGTATTTGTGAAGTTACACGGCGTTCTGAATGTCCTATCTCATCATGGACATTACCAATCCGTGTATGCAGGAGTTTCAATTCGGAACGGATTTCGTCATCCGCTTTCCGATTCTCGTCCTGGCGGGAATTTAATGATTTAATTTCTACTGTCAGTTCTACAATTCGGTCTGCGGTTGTGTCCAGTTTAGATAAAAGAGCATCAATTTGTCTTCCTCTAACTTCAACCTCTTGTTGCAACAGGCCGACTTGGAGCTTGACATCTTGAAGCTCTTCTGCCATGTACCCTACTTAATAACTTGTGTCAACCTTAATAGTTCTACACCAGCATTCAAAGCCTCTTCAATTTTAGTCTCGACATCAGTATCATCTTCTGGGTCTGTGTCAAGGTCAAAATTTGCTTGGACATAATCAACCAACTCGTTCCATTCTGAGGCATCTAAATCCATGACCTCTGGAATGACTTCTTCAATATCATCTATTGCTGGTGCAATTTTCTTCAATGGTTCGATGAAGTTCAATCCATCTGACCATGTAAATTCACCATCCTTTGTTGACTCCTTGATTGCCTGTACTAAGGCAAAAATGAAATCTAAAAGTTCTTTAGTTTCTTCTATACCACGTTTCTCAACCATTCAGCTCCTTCCGTATCGGAGATATAACATTGGTCCACCCTCTCCGTTTTGTAATATTATTGGACGCTTAGGAAATTTTAAACCATACTCTCGTATTGCTTTACCAATACGTTTTGTTCCTACATATTTTTCGTATCTATGATATTTCTGTTTTCCAAGTCTACATTGATGATACATATCCGAGTCTACTACGAATACCTGTTTACCTGCAAATGTTGATGTTATAACTGCTTCATCTATTTTCTTTTTCTTCTTTTTACCAAGTACTGGTTCTTGATATTGAATATTACCACTATCTGGAGCAGTTGGAGCACTATTTACTGGTGCTGGTGCTTCTTCTTTCTTTTCCAATTCTTTCTTGGCTGCTGCAGCCATACCAGCTATCATTGGATTTTCATTAACCCCATCTACAAAATCAACTTTACGAACTCCTACTTCTTCTTTTTTCATGCCTGGATAATCTTTCATTATTTTATTAGCGACCCATTCTGCATCACCTTTCTTACCACCTTTACCTTTACTCTTTTTCAAAAGATTACGAACTAGTGTGTCTCCTTGTGGTCCAGCACTGTATTTATTTTTTCTTAAAATATCAAATACATCACTAGCAGCCATTTTCATTTGTAATGCGAGACTTTCATCTACTTTTGTATGTATGGGTGCAAACTCTATAAAACTTTCCATTTCTTTCCCCTCGAATGCAAGAACCTTTGTACCAGCTATATCCATTTTAATCTTTTTGAGATTAAAATGTTTCTTTAGATGGTCTATCACCTGTTTTTTAGGTAATGAAGCTAACCCCTTTAAGTAAGAGTTGATTTGTTGTATATTTAATTCATAGAATGCTTCCATCGCCATTTTAGTGGCGGTAGCGTACATCACATTTTCCCAATCATCACCATATCTATCTTGAAAATCTTTTTTCTTTTTCTTGAGTGACAGAACTATCTCTTCTCTTTTCTTTTTCTCCGCATCCGTCATCTCTCGTTCATTGACCGACTCGCCTGGAGTCATTCTTTTATATTTTTTAAGAGATTCTTTTTCTCCCCAAACACAAGGTTTACCATCTTCAATCAAAAACTCATTGGTTTGAGTTAAACCATATTGACCTCTAAATGCCTCTTTTAACTGTTCTGCTTCTTCTTCCCAATCTGACTCAAGGAACTTATTCAATTCTCGTTCCATATAATTCTCATCAGTCCAGATTCTTTTGTTATCTTGTTCTTTCAAAAGGAACAAAGCAGCTGCATAATTCAGAAGGATTGACTTACCCAGAATTGGCACCTTTTCAATCAGTCTACGAACCTTGAACACCAGACGATGTAACATTGTGTATGATGCTTTCTCATCTACTGTTTCCAAATCACCACTCTTCTTGAGAGCATTACCTTTCTTATCTATAATACCATACTTATATGCATCAGTTCTTTCCCATTTCATAGTAAGAAGACGGAGAAACCGAAATACAAAGTATAAATCTGCCCCTCTGGAAGCCTGTTTAATTACTGTGTTGAGTGTTGGCATTCTTGTCGATTTCCCTCAATCTCTCTATGATTCCTATATCCATAGGTATATCGGTAGTTTTAATTTCTTTTCCGTTTATGGACTCTATCTTGTCCTCGGGCATGTATGATAGGTATACCAAAAATGTCTTAAGCATCGGCCAGAAAATTTCTTCCAGTTTAAAGAAAAGAATTCTGGTCGCAGCTTTGACAGGAAAGACATTGTAAAACACAATAATGTGATTCAACAATAATCTCTCTTTCAGATTACCTTCCAAATGGTATTGGTTGAAGAGCCGTTTAATGTACTTAATTCTTCGTAAGTCATCATTAAACTCTTCAACCTCTACGCATTGTGGATTGTCATAATGTTGCATTGCAAAGAGAAGAAAGTTCTTCTCGTTCAAGTCATTATATATCAATCAATTTACCTCATATATTATTATGTACCAGCTGCTGCCACAGTTACACCAGTTGTATGAGATGTTGCCATCCACATAGTTCCTGTTCCACCAAGTACAGCTTCCACACGAACAGTAGTTCCGATTGGAGTACTTGCAGGAATTGTCAAGAAGTCTGTTGCACCTGCGCTGAATGCTGTTCTTGTATGTTCGTCACCAGAACCACCAGCAGCATTGAATGCATCAAGACAGAAACCTTGTGTTCCACTAGCAGCGGCAGTCTCTGTTAAAATTTTCAGAGTATCACTAGCATGAAATGCAGTTGTGACAACCACGAAATCAAAGAAGACACCGACATCAGCAGCTGCAATAGCTGGAAGTGTGATAAGGTCTGCATAACCTGTTCCACTACCGATTAACTGAATAAGAGCTCCAGATAAACCAGTAGTTAGTGTGCTTGTGGATGTGTCAGCCTGTGTGTGAGATATGACGATTCTCTTGTGTCCAAAACCACCTTTGGCAGTTTGTACAGTTGCGAATCCAGATGGTACTGCTTTGGCGCCATCGGTAACCACCGCAACTTGATTACCATCTGTTTGCTGGAATACCATATCATAAGCATCAGTCTCATGTTTAAGTACTACATCAGCACCAGTTTTAGCAAACTGAACAAGTCCAGTATTAAGTGTAATATCAGTAGCACCAGTAATGTCTACAATTCCATCACCAGAAAGTAACAACTGACCATCTGCAGGAGCATGAATAAAATTACCAGTATCATGAAATTGGATTTTATTGGTTGTTCCTACTGTCCATGCAGAAATAAGGTTAGCGCCATCAAGAGCTATACCAGTAGAAGCATCAATGTCAACTGTAGGAGCAGTAATTTCAAATTCAACATCTGCTATTGCATCTAATTGTCCATCAGTAGATTGATGAATGTATG